GAAAGAAGTATATAGATAAGGTGTTTTTTACAACATCATTATTATCTGCTGAAAACTATGCAAAGAAGGCCTGTAAAAAGTATGGTGGCAATCCTATAATTTATGTGGTTAAGCCAATAGGACAATATTTTAACAGAATTGATTGTGAATACATAGCTGATAAAGCAGTAGTAATAGGACAAATTTAGTCTTAAAATAAATCTTTTATTCGAAGAAGAGGAGAGTGATTATAAATAGTACAGATCTTAGAATTATTTGGTGGTATTGGATCGCCAAGGGTGGCATTGAGAAATTTGAATATTCCAGTGAAGGCAATAGATTATGTGGAAATTGATGAGAAAGCAGTACATTCATATAATGCTATGTTTGCTGATGAACTTGGATATAAAACACAATCGGTTATTGGCTGGAATTTAAAACCAGATATTCTTATACATGGTTCACCTTGTCAAGATATGTCTATCGCGGGACATCAAGGTAAGGCTACAAAAGAGGGCGGAAGAATAAATCGTGGTAAAGGTGCTGATGAGGGTAGTGGAACACGATCATCTTTGATGTGGGAAACAATACATATTATACAGAACATGGGAGAGTGGAAACCTAAATTTGTCATTTGGGAAAATGTAAAGAATGTTCTCAATAGTTATAATCGAAAGAATTTTGAAAAGTATTTATCTGAAATGGAGAAATTGGGTTATACAAACTCATATAAAGTTTTGGATGCGAGAGATTTTGGCATTCCACAAGCAAGAGAACGAGTGTTTACCATTTCATGTATTAATGGTGAATGTTTTGATTTTGATAAATTAAGACATACAAAGATGAAGCCATTAAATGATTTCCTTCAGGATAATGTATCAGATCAATATTTAGTGACTCAACCGAGTATTTTAAATGTGATTGGTAAAAAAGGCGTCAAGAGGGCAACCATTATAAAAGATTTTGCTTATACAATAACAGAGCGTCATGATATGTGTCCTGCTCAAATTATTGATTGTGGAAATGGAAAGTATAGATTCCTCACAGAGTTAGAATGCTGGAGATTGTTTGGTTACTCTGATGAAGATTACTATGCTGCTGAAAATGTAAATCCAAAAGGAAATGCAATAGTAAACAGAACTTTATATAAGCAAGCAGGAAATAGCATTGTTGTTCCGATATTTGAAGCAATATTTGAACAAATGTTATGCGAATAGAACCCACGTTTCATTGATATTTTGTGACAATATATAGAAGAGCAATAGCACTATAGACACAAAATATAGTATACAAAAATAAAAAGGAGATGGTAAGTATAGAAATTATTTGCAAAGGAAGAGGACAAGGTAAAACATATGATTTGATTTTAGAATCAGCAAGAACAGGGGTACCAATTTTAACAGCATATAATTCAAAACACGTCTTAGATCAAGCGATACTTATTGGTGCTAAGATTCTTCAACCGATGACTGTTAAAGAATATAAATATTTTAAAGATAACGGATCATTGTTAAATAGCAAAAATTGGAAAGGAAAGTTATTGATTGACGAAGTTGATGGAGTATTAGAGCAACTATTAGGAGTGAAGGTTGAAAAAGTAACATGTACACCAGATTCTATGAATGAAAAGGAGAAAAATATTATGCCAACAAATTTCAACTATTATGAAAATTTATTGAGAGGAGCTTATAAGGTACATATTGATAAGGATAGAATTAAATTTCCTGAAATTAAAGATGTAAACATCATTGTACCAAACATGGTTGTAGAGGTAACTTTTTCTGATGGGACAAAAGAGAAATCTGTATGTAGAGAACCTGATACATTCAGCTTGGAGTCTGCAATTTCTATTTGTATTTCTAAGAAAATTATGGGTGGATCATCTGCTTATAATAATGCGATTAAACGTGGTATGAAGGTCTATGAGAAGAAGTTAGAGTTTGAGAAGCATCAGAAGGAAGAACAGGAGCGGATTGAGAAGAAACGTGCCAAGAGACTTGCTTATAAGGAACGTAGAACAGCTAAGAAACGTGAAGAACAGATTGCAATTCAGACAGAAGCGTATCTGAGGGCGATGAAAGCAGTAGAAGATTCTAAGAATGTAAGTGTAAATGAGGAGAATAATTAAATGGCGATAGTTGGAGCAATTTTAGGTGATATATCTGGTTCTCAATATGAGTTCCAGCGTCCTAAAAATTTGAATTGGAAGAAATGTGAACTGTTCACTGATAACTGTTATTTTACGGATGATACTGTTATGATACTGGCTGCTAAATTAGCAGTCAAAAATAATATTCCGTTTGCTGATTCTTATAGGAAGTTAGGTAGAAAATATCCAAATGTAGGATATGGAGGAATGTTTGATTCTTGGTTGAGATGGGATGATGAGAAACCATATAACAGCTTTGGTAATGGATCAGCAATGAGATGTTCATATATTGGAGAACATTTTAATACAGAAAAAGAAGTAATAGAATGGGCAACAAAATCAGCAGATTGTACACATAATCATCCTGAAGGAATCAAAGGTGCAGTTGTAACATCCATGTGCATTTATATGGTAAGAACAGGTGCGTCTAAAGCTGAAATATTCAACTATGTAAAGAGACAGTATCCAATAGATTTTTATAAGTACAGTGTCGAATATGAACTAGATGAATACAGAGATACATATAGGTGGGATGTGACTTGCCAAGGAAGTGTACCAGTAGCAATCAGATGTTTCCTTGATAGTGAAGATTATGAGTCATTTTTGAGAAATGTATATTCTCTTCCATGTGATATGGATACTTTGTGTGCTATTGGTGGTGGAATTGCAGAGGAATTCTATCATGGTACGGGATTTGATGAGGAATGGTTATTGAAGAATTATTTGGATGAGGATTTGTATAAGATTGTGAGGATGTAAATAAATGTGGATAGATAGTGAAAATGTGATCAAAAAGAGAGTTGCAAGAGAAATATTATCTATGATTGAGACTGTATGTTTTAGTAAGGAATTTAGTGAATATAGAGTTAATAACGGTAGTAATGGTGAAAGAGATTTGATCATAGAAAATATCAAAAAGACGTATGGTGTTGGATAAAATCTGCGATTCAAGGATAGGAAGTAGGTGATTTTTATAAGCATGAATAAAACCCATTGCGACTTTTGTGGTGCAAATATTCTTAAGGATGATGAGAACCAATTCTGGTTTATGGTTGATAATTTTATGAGACATTATTGCGGTAACTGTTCATCTCATGGAGATAACATCCAAAGAATTGTATCAAGAAAAGTTAAATATTATCAATCAAATAATCAGTATTATGAAATAGAACATATTTTTAAAATGATTGAATCATTATATAGAAATAATAACGGAAATATGAAAATATCTTTTAGAAATGATTCTCAATATAATAAAGATATTATTGGATTGCCAATTATAAAAGATAATAGTCCTGTTGGTGTGATAATTGATGTTGATGATAGGGAAGTGAAAGGAGTAGTTTGGAATAGGTGTATGCCGATTATTACAGAAATGTATGAAGGTAAAGTCTCAAGTTTTGAAATAGTTTATTGAAGATGGGGAAAAGAAAATGAAAGATATCAATATTATTATCAAAGACGCTTTTGGTAGAGAAATTAAGGCAAGTACAGAACAGATTGAAGAAGATGTGCTGCGGACGAGAATGGGATTAAATCTACAGGAACAGGATGGTGAATAGATGGATGGTATTTGGGGTACTTATACATGGATTCCCATAATTGTAACAGATAAAAAAAGACAAAAAAGAATCCATAGAAAAAAGAGAATAAATAAGAAATGGATTAAAAGATATGGGTTCATAGAAAATAATTATCCATATGTAGAAGATGGTAAAGTAATAATGTTTGCAGGTAAATTGTATGTCAATGAAAAAACGTTTTTTGAATTAAAAGATAATTATAATCTTTCGTATTCTCTTGCTAATAACATTACTACCAATGCAAAAATTATATAAGTCTTGAATCTTGCATTTCAATGGGATGGGTAAAAACTGATGTACATAGAGAATATTGTTATAGGAAATCCAATAGTAGATCCATTAATAATGTTTGGAAAAGATGAAGATGATTGGAATAGTGTAGAAAAGGAGAAAACTTATTTTACAGAGGAAAGATTTCTTCCGAGAATATTGGTCAACATTGGTATTTATCCTTCTGTTAATGAGATAAGGAGAAACAAACCTGAGTTGATGGTCACTCTGGATAAATTGGATTTTATTGATTGTTTAAAGGTAAGCAAGAAACGTAAAATATGGATTTTGGTAGGAGAGCAAGAGAATGAATATTGAACAGATTAAAGAAAAGTTGAAAACAAGAGAATATAACTTCCTGAGAGAAGATAAAAATTTGGGTGATAATATAATTCTCTTGACTCTCGGAGGAAGTCACGCTTATGGAGGTGGTTTTAGGTTAAGAGATTAATTTCGAGTAAGGATAGAACTTCAGGTATTTATGAAATAAAGAATAATATAAATCAGAAGAGATACATAGGGCAATCGCAAAATATGTATAATCGACATTGCCGACATTTTGGTGAATTAAATAGGAATGTTCATAGTAATAAACATTTGCAAAATGCATGGAATAAATATGGGGAAGAATCTTTTGAGTTTAATGTACTTGAATATTGTAATGTAGAATTATTAAATGATAGAGAAAAATATTGGATAAATTATTTTAAATCTACAGATAACAAATGGGGTTACAATATTAGAATAGATCCATTTACAAATCGTGGTTTGAAATGGAGTGAAACTCAAAGAGAGAAGATGTATGAGTCAATAAACAAAGAAGGAAGTTGGTATAGAAATCATTCTATACCGCAAGAAACATTGGAAAAAGCATGGGAATCATCAAGAAATAGAATTTGGACGGATGAGGAAAGAAAACGGCAATCAATTATTTTGACAGGCACAAAAGTTTTAGATACATCTAAAATGAAAATTGCTCAAACTGGCGAAAATAATGGTTGCGCAAAATTAAAAGAAAATGAAGTTAAGGAAATTATTTATTTACTTGATAATGGATATGACAGACATTTTATAGCAAGCATTTATAAAGTGTCTTATTCTAATATAAACTCAATTTATTCAAAACGTTCTTGGAATTTTATAGATAGAAATTCCATTAAAGATGATAAAACAATTATGGAAAATGCTAAAAAGAAGGTGCAAATGTATGATTAATAAAATAAGAAAAAGAATGCAATCAGATGATTACGAGTTTCTTTACGAGAATAATCATTTAGGAAAGAATATTATTTTGATTGATTTAGGCGGTTCTTATGCATATGGAATGAACAAGGGTAGTAGTGATCTTGACATTCGAGGAATTTCTTTAAATAAAAAAGAAGAAGTTTTATTGGGAATTGATTTTGAACAAGTAGTTGATGAAAAAACTGATACTACTATTTATTCATTTAATAAAATGATTGAATTGTTGACAAAAATGAATCCGAACACATGTGAAATTTTGGGTTTACAAGATTGGCAATATTTATATTTGCATCCGATTGGTAAAGAGCTTTTGCAAAATAGAAAAATGTTTTTGTCAAAAATTTGTATTCATACATTTGGAGGATATGCAGGTAGCCAACTTCGTAGAATGGAAAACAAAGCCGCAAGATTAGTAGGTCAGGCACAGAATGAAGAATATATATTAAAGAGCATTAAAAATGCAGCATATAATTTTCGTTATAGATATGTACCATTTGGAGAAGATGACAGTCTTAGGCTTTTTACAGCTCCGTCAAATAGGGATGATATGGGATCAGAAATCTTTATGAGTATTAATCTTCGTAATTATCCGCTGAGAGATTGGACTGGTATGTGGAATGAAATGAAGGCGATTGTAAGCAGTTATAACAAAATTGGCAAACGAAACGAGAAAGCAATCAGCCATGATAAATTGGGAAAGCATTGTGCTCATTTATTGAGATTATATATGATGTGTATTGATATTCTTGAAAAAGAAGAAATTATCACATATAGGACGGATGAGCATGACTTGCTTATGAGTATTCGCAACGGTGAGTTTTTAGATGAAAATAGGCAACCGACTGCTGAATTTTATGATTTACTGAATGAATATGAGAAGAGATTTGATTATGCTAAAAATAATACCTCTCTTCCTGATGTGCCAGATCATAAAAGAATTAATGAGTTTAAGATGTATGTGAATGAGAGAATTGTGAAGGGAGAGGTATGATGGAAGTGTCTACAAGAGCAAAAGAGAGATTCTGTAAAGATCGTAATATTCCAATCAGGATATTCCAGGAACCATATTTTACTGATAGATTGACACTATATGATAAGTTCTATGGGACACTTAAAAAGTGGGATATCTTTTTAAGCGAACTATCCAAATATAATTGTGAACAGGATTATTTTGAAGAATACAATCGTGTAAAAGATGCTGCTATTTTGGATATTAAAAATACAGAAGCATATCATAAGTTTAATGAAGAGGATATGAACAAGTATGCTGTTACACATAAAAATCTTCCAAATAAAAATATATTTAAGTCTTCAAATGATGGTAAATGTTTTATCAGCATTGATATGAGAAAAGCTAATTTTTCTTCTTTACATCATTACAATTCAGATATTTTTGGTGGAGTAGAATCTTGGGAAGAGTTTATTGGGAGATATACAGGTAATCAGCACATAATCAATAGTAAATATATTCGTCAGGTTATTTTGGGTAATTGTAATCCTAAGAGACATATCACATATGAAAAATACCTTATGGATGGTGCATTGACATATTTAACAGAAGTGTTTATTTCAATGGATCGAGTTGTATTCTTTTCCAATGATGAAATTGTGGTTGATGTGTCTGATATGGACAAAAATAAACAAGAAAGAATCGTGTTTGCAATTCGCAATGGCATGAAAGATATGCCTGTTCCGTTAAAAACAGAATTGTTTATACTTCATAAAATTGTTAGGACAGATGGATATTATAAAGAAATTATTGATGAGAATGGTAATACAGAGATAGAGTTTAAATGTTTAGATAATTATGCGTTACCATTTGTTTTAAGAAAGTTTCTTGGAGAAGATGTTACTGAAAATGACAAAATTTTTTACCACGAAGGATTATTGGCTAAGTTTATTGAAACTCCACAAATTGAGGTAAATATTGATGAAAAGAATTAACGTAGAAGTTCCGGCACCAGTAAATTACATCATACAGGAATTAGAGAAATGCGGACATGAGGCATATATGGTGGGTGGATGTGTAAGAGATAGCGTATTGGGAAGAAAACCTCACGACTATGATATTTGCACATCTGCCACACCAGATGAGATATTAAAAGCGTTTCCTGATGAAGAAATTATTCCTACTGGTTTGCAACACGGTACAGTAACGATTCTGATAAATAAAGAACCATTTGAAGTTACAACTTATCGGATTGATGGAGATTATTCTGATAATCGTAGACCTGATAATGTAACATTTACAAAGAATCTGGTTGAAGATTTACGGAGAAGAGATTTTACGATTAATGCTATGGCATACAATCCTAAAACTGGTTTAATTGATCCGTTTAATGGCATGGAGGATATCAAATATAAAAAGATTCGATGCGTTGGCTCCGCAGAAGACAGGTTCAACGAAGACGCTTTGAGGATATTGAGAGCAATAAGATTTGAAGCACAACTAGGTTTTGCAGGACTCCCAGAAACAATGTTTGAAATAGAACGACAATATGACAGACTAAAGAACATCTCAATTGAGAGAATTAATAGTGAATTTTGTAAAATAGTCGCTTCTGAACAATTCTGTGTTGAATTAGTTTTATATCCAAACGTATTTTCCTTATTTATCCCAGAATTAAAAGACTTGATAGGTTTCCAACAAAATAATCCATATCATGCATATGATGTATTCGATCATACAGTCCATGCAATAGAGAAATGTGAGTCTGATGATTTAGTGGTTAGACTTGCTGTTTTCTTTCATGATTTCGGCAAACCACATTCCTACCAAGATGGAGAAGATGGTATTAGACATTTTAAAGGTCACGGAAAGGTAAGTGCTGAAATTACAGACTCTATTATGAAACGTCTTAGGTTTGATAATGAAACGAGAAATAATGTAGTAGAACTTGTTTATTATCATGATGCGACTTTTGAGGTAGGAAATAAGTACGTTAAGAGATGGCTCAATAAAATTGGTGAAAAACAATTTAGACGGTTGCTGGAGATCAGAAAAGCAGATATTAAAGGGCAGAAACCGGATTATGAAGAATCTCGGATAGAGAAAGTAAATAATATAGAAAATATTCTTGAAGAAATATTATCTGAGAAATCTTGTTTCTCATTAAAGGATTTAGCGGTTAATGGTAACGATGTAAAAGAGGTGATGAAACTCAAAGAAGGTAAAGATATTGGGTATTGGTTAAATGAGATACTGAAACGTGTTATAGATGGAGAATTAGAAAATAATAAATATGATTTGGTTTATTGGATGACAGGTGTTAGAGATGGTTGGATAAAATTTTAAGGAGGGTTTGATAATTTGAAGTGTTTTTATCATGTAGATGATGATGGGAAATGTGCTGCATTTTGGGTGTATTTAAGTGCAGGAGTATATGATGGATATGAGTCAGAATTTATTCCTATCAATTATGGAATGGAATTTTCTTTTGACAAGATAAATCCTAATGAGCAGGTATATATTGTTGACTATTCAATTATGCCAGACGAAATGAGAAAACTGTTAGAAATAACAAAAGATGTAACCTGGATTGATCATCATAAATCAGCAATAGAAAGATATACGGATTTTGAAATTCCTATTCGTGGAATTAGATATGACGGGATAGCCGCTTGTATGCTTACATATTGTTGGTTACATCATATGACTGAAAGAGGAGGTGGCAATCCGAAAAAATTTGATATTTCTATGACAAAAGATGCACCTATGTTTACAAAATATATCGCTGATTATGATGTATGGGCTTTTGAATATGGTGATGATACAAGATATTTTCATATGGGATTTGATGCATACGATAAAAGCCCAGATAACGAGATTTGGTATAACCTTTTAGATGATGATGCGGAGAATAAATATATTGAAGAAGAAAAAGTAATCATCAAGTATCGTGATAGTTTTGCAAAAGAATACTGTAAATCTAAAGGTTTTGAAACAGAGTTTGAAGGTCATAAAGTATATGCAATGAATATTGGACTAGTTGGTAGTGATTGGTTTAAATCTGTAGATGATGGTTCCTATGATATATTGATGCCATTTTCATTTAATGGAAGAAATGGTACATGGACATATAGTATGTATTCAAAAACTGTGGATGTATCTGAAATTGCAAAGAAATATGGTGGTGGAGGTCACAGAGGAGCAGCAGGATTTAATATGGATAAACTGATTTTGAGATGTGAGGTAAATTAAAATGAATAGCAAAGAAATAATTGGTAAAATATCATTCTCTTTTACAAACGAGAATGGTGAAGCTGTTTCACTAAAGAAAACTTTCACTGGAGATGAAGAAGAAATAGGAAGAATTGATTGGCTGTTAGATGAGTTTAAATATTTTTTACAGGCAATGAGTTTTTCAGAATCAATGACAGATAGAATAGTTTATCTTGAAAAAGGTGAAAAGCTACTTGATGAAGAAGGAGAAGTGTTAATCGAAGTAGAGTGATGAAATCGAGATTTCAAGGCAGAAAAGAGGTGATAGATAACGAAAGTTTACAAAGAGAAACAGTTCTTAATATTTGATTTTGAAGATGGAAGAACTGTAAAATATGATTTCGCAACAAAAACTTGTATAGGTATTAAGGGTAAACCAGTAAAAGGGCTACAGGGTCAATTATCAGGTGTAACAATGAGTCAAGTAATTGAGTATTGTGCTGATGAGAAATACGCTAAGTTCCTTAAATTCGTGCAGAATAGATACCCAAATTACATATCAAATATTGGCACAATTCTTTCAAAAGTTCCACAGTATTCAAAGTTTGAACAGATTTTCTCGGCTGGATTCGATGATATTATAGACGGAAATTTTACAAAAACAATCAATGATATTCCAAAATCTTTAATAAAAACAGCGAGAGATAGACAAATAAAAATATCAGATAGATTTTGTGATTATTGGAAAAGAAATCCTGATGCTCATTTTCTGGCGTATCAGCTTGATTATATATCTTTAACAGATGAAGACATCAATAAAATTTTAATGAGAGAAAGTTATGATTATGTTGATGGGATTAGTAATTACTATTCCTATTTTAATAAGTTGATTGAAGAATACGGATATAATCCGAAAGCATTGTTGCTGTATCTTGACACTCTAAAAACTTTTGAAGCAATTGATGATATGAATTATTTGCTTGTAGAATTAGAAGATTATGCAAACATGATGAATACGATCAGCCCTAAATTCGATAAATATCCACGGAATTTTCTTACTACACATAAGATTGCATGTAGAAATTATAACAGATTAAAGAAAGAATTTTCTGAGGAGATATTTAGAACAAGAATAAATAAGAACTTGGAATGTGTATTTGGGGAGTATCAGTTTATTTATCCTGATAGTACCCAGGACATTAAAGATGAGGCAGTAGCACAAAATAACTGTGTGGCTTCCTACATAGATAAAGTAATTGATGGAGAATGTCATATTATGTTCTTGCGTAAGAAATCTAATCCTAAAGAGAGCCTTGTCACTATTGAGATACGAAACAATCATATTGTACAAGCCAGAAGAAGATTTAACGATCCTGTAACATCAGAAGACCAAGAAGCAATTGATAAATGGAATAAGAAATTTGCAGATAAAGAAAGGAAAGCAGCATGATTACAAAAGGAAATGAGATTAGGCTGATTAAGCCGATGGGAGTATTTGATAATATCGGAGAAGTTTGCGAAGTGACAGATGTATCAGAAGATGGTGTTATCAGTTTTAAATTTGGTAGCTGTCATCTTGGGTGTATGTCTTATAACGAATTTGAAAAGTATTTTGAATTAGTAAAGAAGGAAGTACCAGAAGAAGAAAGTGATGAAGATGCTGATTCTATGGCAGAAAATAAAGAAGTGTATGAATTAATTGAGTGGTGTAAAGAGAATGATAAACCATTTTATCCAAAGTTGTATTTGAATGTACTGGAAAAGAGAAATAGTATTACACAGTCAATTCTTGGAATGTATAAAAACAGATTGTGTTTGGTGCAATTTAAGAATAAAACCTTCAAGGATTCAGATTTTAGTGAATTAAAGATTTTGATTTAATATTCAGAAGTAAACATACACTTGACTATCTACCAGAGTGTTCAATCATTCAATCAGATAAATTTCGTTGTTTTCATTTTAACTTCTTTTCTTACGAGGAATGTTCAAGTTTGTGGCTTGAGCATTCTGATAGGTGGTCAAGTGTGGAAAAATTAAAAGGAGAAAAAAGATATGTTATTTTGGTTGTTTTTAATTGTTTTTAATTGCTTTAATTATAGGAGTAATATTAATTATTGTAGGAAATGTGAGTTGGGATAGTAGGAAACATCCATTTTTATGGAATATCGATTGTGACATTGAATCGGCAGGTAAAGTTGTAGCTGTAATTTCTGGAATCGTTATTGCTATTATGATATTTATTTTGTGTGGACAGTATATGAGTGTTGATGCTTATTTAGAGAAAAATCGAGAAACTTATAAAGCACTTACATATAAAATTGAAAGTAATTCTTGTAGAGATGAATTTGGATTACTTAGTAAAGAGCTAATTGATGAAGTTCAAGAATGGAATCAGGATGTAAGATATTATCAAAAAATCCAAAGAAATTTCTGGGTAGGTATTTTTTATCCAAATGTATATGACGAATTTGAAACAATAGGTTATGAAAAATATGTAAGATAAGATGCCATAAAAAATCTGTTTCATCCAGAGGAGGTGATTCAAATAATATATGTTGCAAACATTTGAAGAAATGTGTGATAGGGAAGAAATTTGTAGTTATTGTTCTCGTACAGAATACGGAGAATATAAGTCTGGTGTTACTCCGAATGGATATTGGAGTTGTGAAGGAAGTTGGTGCGAAGAAGCATATGAAGAATATTTAGATGAGAATGAAACAACAGATAATATTGTAAAATATGCAAGTGTTATTAAATTGACAAACAAGGAGGAAGTGAATGGGAACACCACTCAAATTTGAGTTTGATTTTGATGAAGTATTTGAGGGAATCAAACAAGGTGTGATTAGAGAACTATCAGAAACTAATTTTGATGAAGCCAAAGAATCGGCTATTAATTCAATAAAGAGCGAAGTAAAGACCAAGATTGCTCTTACATATAGAGATGAAAATGAATTAAAGGATGAAATAAAGAAAGAAATTAAGGAAAAAGTATTTGAAAAACTGATCAAGGATGTAGATGAAAAATATTTAGAAAAATTTGAAGTTTATGTGAATGAACAGTTATGCAAAAATCCTGATAGATTAGAGGAACTAAAGGAAGATATTCTTGAGAAAACAAGTGATGATTTGTACACTAATTTATATGACAATATTAAGTCTGATGTAACAAGACAGATAAAAGATGCAGTTTCTCAATTATGTAATGCGATTGGTGGCAATGGAATTAAAATTCAAGACTTAAATAAAACCATTTCTAAAAAAGAATATGAAGAATTATTAGATAGGGATAGAAAACTCACTGCTTTAGAACATGGTGGCGTTGATAATTGGGAATGGTATGGCGAAAGTTTAAGCCAATATTATGATGAAGGTTAAATAGAAAATAACACAGAAAGGAACAAAGGTGCTGCAGCCGTGAGATGATCATACCTTTCTAGGAAAAGAAAATAAGATACGTTGGAAGCAAAAATAAATTAAGCAAGGAATTAGCTCCTATTATTCAATCTTATATTACAGAAGATACAAGGGGATATTTAGAACCTTTTGTTGGCGGAGCTAATATGATTGATAAGATAGAGTGTAATAATAGAATTGGATGTGATATACATAAGCAGTTAATAGCATTATTGCAATATGCACAGGAACATGAAAACGATCTTCCTGAAAGAATTTTAGAAGAAGAATATAAGACAGTTCAAAATAATAAAGAAAATTATCCTGATTGGTATTTAGGATTAGTAGGATTTTGTGCCAGTTTCGGTGCAAAATATTTTGGTGGGTATGCAAGGGATTCTAAATCAGACAATAGTGGTAAATGGTCAGCAGGTGCAATTAATAATTTGAAGAAACAGTTACCTCAGATAAAAGACGTGAAGTTTATGAATATAAGATTTCAGGATTTACCGTTAGATAAAATAAAAGGATATGTTATCTATTGTGATATTCCTTATCGTGGAACTACAAAATATAAAACAGAAACATTTCCTTATGAAGAATTTTATGACTGGGTAAAAGCTGTAAGTATAAATAACATTGTATTGATTAGTGAGTATTTCATGCCAAAGGAATTTACTTGTATATGGTCTAAAGAGATAAAAACACTGTTGGATAGTAATAAGAATAAAGATGACGATGGGAATATTAGAATAGAGAAATTGTTTACATACAAAGGTGGTGTCTGATATGAAGGACATTGAAATATGGTATGGTGATTGTCTGGAATTGATGGACAATATTCCTGATAAGTCAGTAGATATGATATTTTCTGATTTACCATATGCGACTACACAAAATTCATGGGATTGTATGATAGATCTTAATGAATTATGGAAACAGTATAAAAGAGTTATTAAGAAAAATGGATGTATTGCGTTATGGGCACAAGCTCCGTTTTCACATGTATTAGCATTAAGTAACATTAAACAATACAAATATGAATGGATAATAGAGAAAACTAAAGGAACAGGACATTTAAATGCTAAGAAAATGCCTATGAAAACGCATGAGAATGTAATGATATTTTCTGATTTAGATGAATCTCCAGAAACAATTCAAATATTTTACGGTAAACTTCCGACCTATAACCCTCAGATGACAGATGGACATGAGCCAGTACATAGTTACACAAAACATACAACGGATGGAAGTTGTTATGGGGATACAAAAATTGGAATCAGTGGTGGAGGTAGTACAAAGAGATATCCAAGAGATGTGCTTCAGTTCAAGTGGGATACTCAGAAATCAAGTTTACATCCAACTCAGAAACCGTTAGTTGCGTGTGAGTATTTCATTAAAACTTATACTAATGAGGGTGATATTGTACTTGATTCGACTGCTGGAAGTATGACAACTGGAGTAGCTGCCATAAGGACAGACAGGAAGTGTATCTGTATTGAGAATGACAAAGAGATTTTTAACGTTGGTAAAAATAGAATTATGGAATGTGTGAAGGAGAAAAAAGTGAATGTATAAAGTAGATTATTACACATTGGCAAAGTGTGATGATGGTTCGATTGGAAACGTAAGACAATATTCAGATATTTGGTACACAGAGCAAAACATAGAAGTGATTCCAAAGGAACTGCAGAGAGTGATTAATCTTAAAAAAGGTGCTGATAAATATGTTCCTGTGATTACGAATATTGAAAGTATAGATGGACATTTATAAGGCAAGGAAAAGCCAATTTTATTCGGAGGTGATAAAAGTGGATTGGGAAAATAATTGTAAGATGCTTGAACAGAAATTAAATCAAGAGATAGAAAAGAGGAATAAAGTTGAAAAAACATTACAATGTTTTGGAGTGATGACAGAAGAAAGTAAAAAATATATTGCTGATGCTCTTATGTTTTCACCAAAATGCTGGAAAGATGGCAATTTCAAATTTGATAGAGAATCGTGTGGTAAGAACTGTTATGAGTGTATGTATGAGACATTTGGTTCATTAGTACGATGAATATTTCGATTTATGGATAAATTATCGGTTTCATGGGAGGAGGTGAAAGTATCCGTAAAGGTTTTGAAAAGCGTTTTAATCATGGTGATATCGTTTATTGGTGTAATAGAAGTGGAAACGAATATAGTGTCAAATATGGAAGAGTAGACGAACAATTTTCTGATGCTGTATGTATAGATTTATTGGAACAAAAAGAAACAAGATATATAGATGGTATTCCAATTGACGAATTTAAGGATAATCAAAAATATAGAAAACTTCCTAAAGGTTGGACATATAATACAAAATTATTTGATTTGGAGAGAAAAACTAATCTTGAAGATGAAAAATTATTTAATGAACTATGCGCTAGAATAGATGATCCAGAGTCAATTAAGAAAGCATATGAATCAGGATTGCTTGTTAAATCAGATAAGATTTTTCATGGACATATTGAAACAGATATTACTAAAGAAGGGTTTCGTATTATCAAGAAATATCCTATGTGGCAACATCATATAACTCATGTGAGCATCAGACCAGATAAAGTTTATTTTACATATCAAGAGGCAAAGGCTGAAGTAGAAGAGTATCTTGAAGGATTTAGGAGACAAGCTGCATTATCTGATTATGAATGGGCAGTAGAGGAGATTGACAAAACTCTTAATCATTGGAAAGTATTTCAGGATGCTACAGACGAGGAAGTGAATGCGTATCGTGAGTGGTTGCTTTCTATGAAAAATGTAGAAGAAATTGAGACGAGAATCAGTCTTGGAAACATTCAGTGGAAATATGAAAAGAACAAGAAATGGAATAATATTGTTTTGTGAGGAGGAATAGAATGAGTAGTATTATTAACGGTTTCGCATCTTAGTATGATATGCAGAAAGTATCAAGAACTTATGAAAGTAATAGTAAACTACCACAAACAAATTGTAGAACACCAATGCAACCTGTAAAGGAATTTGGTGAAAAAATTTGTGAGAATTGTGATAAAGAAGATGTGTGTATGTATAAAGAAGAGTGTATAAAAGCTATAAAGGATATTTTGGATATCGAGAGTAGAACTAATGTGTTTATTAAAACACATATTGATTGTAAGAAGTGGAACAAGAAATCTGTTGGAATTAATATGAATGATATTTTATACAGACAAAAAGGTTAGCATTGTAATGAAAAAATACAAAGAGAAATATAAAACAGGAATGATCTTCAGAAGTAAGAAATACCCCTGGGCAGACATTATAATTGATTATGTTAGTTATAATCGTATGGCTGAAAATTCTTATGAGTTCAATACATATTCGATTATTGACTGGCATAGAGCGAATGGTATTGAGTTTGACAAATTCGTATGTAGAAGAAAAGGTTATGATTATGATCCAAGAGAATATGGGCGAATGGATTTTAGAGATAAAACAACATTTCCATATCCTTCTTGGGGTGAGATGAAACCTAAGTCAATGGATGCTTATATTAAAAAGTATGAACTTGAGTATGTAGGAATGAGCGATAGAGAAATCACAGTATATCAAGATGATGAAGCAGAGTATTCATCAGGATTTAAGAATAAGTACGAATGAATTTTTCATTTCAAGACAGAATTGTGAGGTGATCAAGTATTAAATTTGATGATTATAAAGAAATTACAACAGATCAATATGGTTTTCAATTTGTTAAAAATGGCATAATGATTGGTACTGAAGAATGTGGATGCCTGACTTGTGGTACACCTACAAAATACATCGAAGTATGTAGCGAAGCACACTTTTGTGGTGATGAGTGTGTAGATAGGTTTTATAAACAAGTAGACGAATTTGAAAGTATTGGAACAGATTTTGAGAAAAAATTAAATAAAATATCTACAACATATCAAATCACTAATGATCATGCCGGATGTTGGTTATCGAATTTTGAAGATGATTATATTTGTCATAAACATAATGGCGGCTGTAAAAATATTGCTAAGTGTAGAGAAATTTTTGAAAAGGAGAGTACATTAAGACTGTGATATACACAAGTTATTTCGCAAAGCTAAAAGAGTTAGAGAGCCACAATATCATACCTATTTCAATTTGTGCTAAAGCACCAGATTGGTATAAGGGGTTACAGTATAAGAAGCTGGCTCCAAAATATGGATTCTTTATGGAATGGAAGAAGAATCATGATAACGACTATTACATAGAGTATTTTCAATCCGAGGTTCTGGATGGGCTGGACGCAACAAATGTTATTTTAGATTTTTCAAGAATGGCATACGGTTTTAATGTTGGAGAAAATGACATTGCTCTGATCTGTTATGAGAAACCAGCAGATTTTTGTCATAGACATTTGGTTGCTGAGTGGTTAAGTCAGAATGGATTTAAGTGTGAGGAATGGAGAAGTAAATAATGGCAGTAGAACAGAAAATTGATTATATGATTCAGTCATTACAATTAGCAAAAGAAGAAATTGCTTATACAAAAGAGTATATGGATAAGAGAGAAAAAGATGATAATTTTTATCAATATGGACATATGGGATATGATAATAGGAATCCAAATGGAACAATTATTAGAGAGAGTTTAAAACAGGTAGGTAGAATGGCGAATATTATTGCAAATGATGTTGTGCTGAGTCCATATTGTAGCCAGTTATTTAGAGAGCAATAAATCAACTCTTTCATTGGCAAAATTGGAGGTGAAATGTAGCTATTAAGAAGAAAAAATTAAGATATGGATATGAATTTATCACTTGTCCTATATGTAAATCAAAAACTTTTGACTACTGTTCCTATTCTGAATGGGGTTGGGGAACAGTAGAGCAACATGGATATTGCGATAGATGTGGATACGTTATTAAACAAGCATATTCGCCTTCTATGGAAGCTTTTTAGATATTAAGAAGGGATTTAAAAATTCATTTGGAGAATATTATCCAAAGAATATTAAAAGGCATAAAAGGATAAGAAAAAAACTAAATTTTAAAAATATAGAGATAAATCCAAGATGGATATTTTATACATAAAAGTTATTATTAGTGAGGTGGTTAATTGAAGAGTAATATATTTATACCTAAGACAATAAATGTAGGATATCAGAATCGTTCTGGTACATACACAGGAAAATTAGCTTATGTAATTTATTATGATGAAAAAGGAAAGCTACGGAAAGAAGCATCTTGGAATAGCTGGCGTGATGGAAAGATTCCAAACGAAGAATTTGATAATGTGCCAACAACTGGATTTGTATTAAACAAAAAGGTTGGTGATTATTCTTCGGGATGGGATCATAGACAAGCATATTGTAGAGTATACGATCCACGAAACTTTGAGTTTGAAATTACCATTGAAAATCTGCTGTATATTCTTGAAAATGCAAATTCTATAAAAGGTAAAGGACTTGAGGGAGAATTTGTTTATGGGTGGGATGGCAAAGACTTGGTACTTATGCCAGTGGAGTCCCCTGATTATAAACAGATTGTAGAATACAATAAAGTGGTACATAACAAAGAAAGTATAAAAGCAAGGAATCTGACTATTGGTGCTACATATTTATCCAAAAATAATGACGAACAAATCTATATGGGTAAATTTGAACATTATGATTATGGTGGTATAGCAGATGGTAAAATGTTTTGGTTCGCATACAAATATCATGATTATGATTATGTGGGTGGAGAAAAGAAATATAGAAAAGAATTTGAATGGAGATTTGTGGCATATAAAAATTTATCCGGCAACAAGTTTATCAAATGTATAGAAGAAGGTTGTACTTCTGAATATGCAAATCTTTTTGAGAAATTAGAGCATGATGAACATTATTCTCCATATGACAGTTCTAAAGACAAATATATTCGATATACGTTAGATGAATTTATTGATTTCTTAAATAAGGATGAAACAGAATATTACAATTATCCGAATTTGAATAATGATGCTTTTGAGTATGATGTATATAGAGAAAAAGATGGATTATTTGGTTGTAAAATTCCATGGTATTGGAATAGAAGAGAAAATGAAAACAAAGAAGATTATAGAAAACGTTTTGAGTTTAATGTGGTAGAAAAGCCTAAGAGATATAGTTGGTCAACACAAGAATATGAATACAATTTTATTCCTTTAACAGTAAAGCAACTATATGAAAAATTGCAACCCTGTTATAAAATTGAATATTTAAGAAATGGAAATGAAAAAGGAAGGAAAAATTATTATGGCAACGAAGAATGATGAAAGAGTTTTACAGTTAAAACAGGTTATTGATAAGAAGAAGTCAGAACTAAAATGTATTAAGAAATTTATGCCACTTACAAATTGTGTCTTAGATTTAGAGGGACAAAAATACAATTTGAATGTGTTACAGTTTGATGATTTGCAGTTATTATTCGTCAGACTGAATATGTACTTAATGTCTGCAAAGGATTTGGAAGTCAGTTTGGAAATTTCAGGATATAACATTGCGGAATGGATCACTGATATTAAGTGTAAGATTGAGATTTTCGAGTATAAGAAGAAAGAAGCAGAACTGAAAGCATTAGAAGCCAAGTTAAACAAGATGCTATCTGATGAAAAGAAGACTGAATTAGAACTGGATGAGATTGCTGCATTGCTGAATTAGTCTTGAAATTTTGCTTTTATTGGATGAGGAAGGAGGAAATATTGGATAGAGAAAAATTTATTTCTCAGCTACCTATAACTGAGAAAAATATAGACAAGCAATGGATTATGAATGTGATGAAACAGTCTGTAGATTCCAATTTACATGATGGTAATCCAAGAGGTCATAGAAATCTTATTATTTTCATGGAAGAACTTGCTGAGTTAAGTAAAGAAATTTCAAAAGAACTTAGGGGAAAAGGTGATCAATATAATATTCTTGAAGAATTAGCTGATGTGCAGCTTGGAATATATTATGTTCAAGAAGTTTGTGGTGTCAACAATGACGACTTACATAAAGCAATGAATATTAAAATGAGAAGACTTGAGGAAGTTTTGAATAAAAAAGGGAAGTATCAATAAAGAACAAAGAATAAAAAACATAGGAGGCAAAGAGGTTTGTCATGACAGAAAAGTGCGCTTTACTCCTAAATAATATTGAAAATAGCAATTATAGATGCGGATCTGATAGGTAGGGACAAGCACAGGTTTCCTAATCTAGTTTGTATGAAACTATCAGGTTATTATAAAGAACTTGGTGCTGAAGTTGAATTGAAAATGGATTATGAAGAATTAGCAGCATATGATAAAGTATTCATCTCCAAAGTATTTACTGATACACCAATAGATGAAGAGATTTTGAAACTTTCAAATGTAGAATATGGCGGTACAGGATTCTTTTATGACAAAGCTCCGAAACTTCCTAATGAAGTAGAACATCATATGCCGGATTATCACTTGTATGATGATTGGGTAAATGAACAAATTAGTAGTGATAAAAAGAGAAATGATTTTAAGTATTATCTTGATTACTCGATTGGATTTACCACTAGAGGATGCTTTAGACAGTGCGAATTTTGTGTAAATCGTAATTATAAGAAAGTTGATTGTCATAGTCCTCTGAGTGAATTTCTTGATCCATCAAGAAAGAAAATATGTTTGTTGGATGATAATATTTTGGGAAGTCCTCGCTGGAGAGAAATATTCGAAGAGTTACAATCTACTGGAAAACCATTTCAGTATAAGCAAGGCATGGATGAGAGACTTCTTACGGACGAAAAATGTGAGGTTCTTTTTAAAAGTAAGTATGATGGGGATTATATATTTGCGTTTGATAATGTGGCAGATTATGATCTGATAGAAAAAAAGTTGCAGTTATTAAGAAAGTACACAGATAAGATTCCAAAGTTTTATACATTTTGTGGGTTTGATAGAGAAGATAAATGGGATGACGAATTTTGGAAGCAAGATTTGTGGGACTTATGGAAACGGATCGAACTGCTTATGAAGTATCAATGCTTACCTTATATCATGAGACATGAAAGTTATGTAAAATCTCCATATAGAGGGACATATATAAATCTTGCTGCATGGTGTAATCAGCCTAGTGCTTTTAAGAAGAAGTCATATAGAGAGTTCGTTGAGTATCAGCAGTCCAGACATCAAAAAGAATGTTCTGAAATGAGATATTTGAAACAAATTGAAAAAGATATACCTGAGTTGGCAGAAAGATATTTTGATATGAAATTTATGAATTTTGTATAGGAAAATTATTGAAATAATAAGAGGAGAAAACATGATTAAAGGAATTGTAAGAAAAGTAAAAGATTATTTTCAATATAAATTTATGACAGGTCATATTAGTATTGGTAATCTAACATTGTTTGGTAGAAATGCAATGCACTGGGGAGGACATTTATATACAAAGAAATATGGATACATATGTTTTCGGCTTCCATTTACTGATGATGGAAGATGGTTCCCACTTTACTTATATTTTAGTCCAAATGCTACTCCTTGGGCAGCAACATTTATGTTAGGGAGAAAAGCACATAGAGATGATTGGGTAAAAGCAAGAATTCGATATAGCTGTTTTGGACACAATTTTGATGTTCATGGTTGGAATAGAGAATATGAAATGGAAAATTATGCAATATTACGTGGAATAAATAATATGGTTGCTCCAAGCAAATGGACTTATCAAAATTATGCGAAGGAGCATGGATATAATAAAGAGCCTTAAAACCAGAGTTTCAAGGAAGATGGAGGTGATATAAGTGCTGTTTTGGCTTCAAAAAGAGTTAAATAATAAAATTGATATTGATACTACAATCCTACAGGAAGAACTTGATAAGCAAAAAATTAATCATTTGTATGATATTGGAACCATGAAAGATTATGAGTGTATTTTGAATACAGATATGATTGAGAAAGAAAATTTGGAGAAAGTAATCCCTGTAGGCAGTCTTGATTTTGTACAAATGATTCTTTCTAGGATACATAATGTCAATAATATGAATCCAATAGAAGTTCCAGATGTTCTTAGAGAAGATAGATTTTTAAAACGTAAATATTCTATTGAACCTAAAAATCAACTTCCCAATAAGGGATATTATTTCACAAAATATGTTTCAAAACTGAAAGTATTTAGTCATACAGGAATGATAGAGACTTTGCAATATACAGATGAGGGTAAGGAACCTTTTCTAAAAGAGGGGTTATATCAAGTGTCAGAAGTGGTGGATATTTTATCTGAGTATCGTTGCTTTGTACAGAATGATAAGCTGGTTGCTATAAATTATTATGATGGAGACTGTACTGTATTCCCAGATGTCACAGAAATAAAGTCTATGATTGGGAATTATATGAGAGATCAAGATAGACCAAAAGCATATACAATGGATATTGCTGTGATTCGTGATAGAGGTACTGCAATTTTAGAAGTGCATCCGTGGGTAAGCGTTGGATTGTATGGGTATATGTTTGGCAGTTCTCTTCCATATTGTTACAGAGATGGATTTGAATATTATATCAATTCCAATAAAGAAATAAGTGAATGGAGCAACTTCTGATGGATAACGAATATACCAGAAAAGAAAAGGTATGTCCTCTGATTAGTGACTACTGCAATGAAGAACTCAAAAATTGTGATAGGTGTATAGTTGAAGAATATGCTTGGCAGCGTTTACAGTGTTACATAGATTGTCACAATTATGATTGGACTTTTGAGAGGATCAAACATGATTATCAAAAGTATTATCTGAATGGCAGTTATTGTAACCATACACTTATGGATATTATAGAGAATAATGAAAATGACTGTAAGATGTTGTTTGGATTGGAGAAGTAGATGTTAGATGAAACAAGACTAGAAGGGTTGGCTCTTTTAGCAGACCAGGATGCAGTAAATGCTTTGATCGAAACACAAGTAATTTTACAGCTTTTGGTTAAGAAAAATTTAGTAAATTCAGAAGAAGTTGCTTTAACAAGGGAAATTGTCAAAAGGCAACCTAAATATAAACAGATGCAACAAATGTTAAATGATTCTATAAATAGAGTTGACGAGTCATCTAAATTTGAAGAATTAATGGAAAAGTCATTAAGACCTGATGGAAGAGAACAATTAACCAAAGAAGAAAAAGATTATTTATTAAGCAAATTAGAGCAAATTTCAAAAGGCAGATGAAAGGTTAATTTTAAGAGCATATGAGAGGTGAGAAATGTTTAAAAAAGGAAATATTGTTAGGTTTAAATGTGGTTTTTGGGGCGATACAAATGATCCAGAAACAGGAAAACTTGGAGTGATTGAGTATTCTTATGGTGAAAAATTTGGGAACGGAAATATTTATGGTGGATACTCTGTATTAGATAAAGAAACTGGTGGGGCGTCTTCATGGTGGGATGAAGATAAACTTGAATTTGTGTCAGAAGGAAGTCTTGATGAAATTGAAAAATGTTATATCACAAAGAAAGAAAATACAGCAAGGCATGAAGATTTAAACTTTATTAGAAATGAAATATTAAATGGAAATACATCATTAAGTGGAACTTCTATTTTGAAATTATTTCATGAAATAGGATACACAAGTGCTTTTGAAAGAAATGGCGAATTTTACGCTTTAACTATGGACTGGTTTTCTTTAAATCCGATATTTGTAGCATTGTTTAATAATGAATACAATAAAATGATTGACTATATCAATAATGCTTTTAAAGAAAAGTATAGGGGTGATTATGTTTTAAAAGCAACCGAATTTTTTCACAAAATAAACGGTTAAATTCTTGGTTTCATTGGGCAGAAAAATATCTGCCCAACATAATTAGTCAAGTAATCCACTTTTGTATAGTGCAGAAATTAAGTTTTTTGATGTTTCTGGGTCTTTCCCAAGCTCTTCAAAAATTAATTTGTTCTGTTCTTCAGAACTAATTTGTTTATCTGTAACAGCTTGAATGAGTTTAGGGTTAGTTAAAAACATTCCAAACAAATTACCAATTATATCTTCTTTCGACTGTGCAGGAGGCGCGTAAGATATAGGTTGATAATTTGTAAATGAACATAACTCAAGAAACTGATTGTCTGGTTTGTTGGGGTTTTTATCATAGAAAGCGAGCCTTCTTTTTAATTCGTTTGCAAGTTTATCCATACCAGATGGTTCCTGTGTATATTCAATATGTCTAAGGTGAGAAATATCAAATGGAATTGAAAAGTTTACCTTTTCTCTGATTAAAATTGTCCCTGAACGTATGGCATGTCTAATACCAAGTTCATAAAATACATTTGGATTAGGATATGTAATATCAGCTATCACATATTTTGAATGCATTAATTTCGTAAAAATATCATTACTAATTGAACCTGGATTCAGTTCTTCATCTGCACGAATAACTTCAAGAGTTGGATCTGCTTTTAAAATAGCCTCTTTTATAATATAATTATATTTTTCTCTTAGTTGATCTTCACTAAGGGTAATATCACCAATAGTTTGTGAACCAATTGGCATAATAACAAAACATGTATTATTCATAATAGCACCTCCATTTTTTAAAGTAATTATACAATGTAATATTTAAAATTTCAAGATGATTAATCTAAAAGGAGAATAGAATGGTAGAGTTGAAACTTAATTATGATGAACTTACTGAAATGTCTTTAGAAGATGCAAAGAAAATTGTTGGAGAATTTGATAATGAAAGTTGTCTTGAAGACATTGGAGAAGAAGTAAATGGTACAAATTATGGTGTGAAAGTCATAGATGAGGGTGACTGGATAGACGAAGGAAAATATCAGTACAGAACGGACATTGGAGTGTTGTGTGAGTTTGATGATAAATGGAATGTAGTAAAAATGTTTGATATTGCAGCTGTTTCAGAAATTACACGCAGCGTATCTTATTTCAGTGAATATAACTATGAGTATGATAACTTGGTGGTAAATAAGATTATTAAGAAAGTTATTCCAAAACAGATTATTCCTGAGAGAACAGTTGTTACTTTAGAGGAATGAATGCACGATTTCAAAGGCATACAAAGCAAAGAAAGGAAGAAAAGAATATGAAGAAAGTATTAGTAGTTGTAGACATGCAGAACGATTTTGTTGACGGAGCTTTAGGGACAAAAGAAGCGGTTGGTATTGTAGGAAATGTGGTAAATAAGATTAAGGATTTTGAAGGTAAGATTCTTGCTACACTTGATACTCACCAGAGTAATTACATGGAAACATCTGAAGGTAAGAAACTTCCTATGCCACATTGTATCAGAATGACAAACGGATGGATGCTTAACGAGAATATTATGAAAGCATTAGATGGTAAAGATTACAAGACCATTGAAAAGAGAACTTTCGGATCAACAAAGTTAGTAAACGAAATTCGCAGAATTAAAGGCAATGATGATATTGAAATTGAATTTGTTGGATTGTGTACTGATATTTGTGTGGTTTCAAATGTTCTGTTACTGAAAGCATATTTTCAAGAAGTAAAAATGACAGTAGATGCAAGTTGCTGTGCTGGTGTTACACCTGAGAGCCATAAGGCAGCGTTAGACACAATGAAGATGTGCCAGATTGATGTGATTGGAGAATAGCATATGATTAAAGTAAATGATGAAGTAATTAATATTGAGCATTTTCCAGATGGAACACAGAAGTTATTAGTAGAATCTATGTGGAGGGCATCTGGAGATTACAGCATTGATTGGAGATACGAAAAGGAAGAAGAGTTATCAACACTGATTTATATTACAAGACATTTAAGAAATAATCCTTATACGAAATCAGTGAGATTGAAAATGAATTATCTTCCAAATGCAAGAATGGATCGGATTCACGAAAGAGATGAAGTATTTACATTAAAGAGTTTTGCAGATGTTATTAATTGGCTTAAATTCGATTTAGTAACGATTTTAGATGTACATAGTAATGTAGGAGCAGCACTAATTGATAATGTGATTATAGAAAATCCAAAGATTTATATTAATGAAGTAATTAAGCAGATTGAGAAAGATAATACGAATTTGATTTTATATTTCCCAGACGAGGGAGCAGCAAAACGATATTCTGATATGTTCCCAAAGTACAAATACTGTTATGGTGAAAAGAAAAGAGATTGGGATACAGGAAAGATTCTTGGTTTAGATATAAAGTCTAATGGTATTAACTTGTCTGGTAAAACAGTTCTTATGATTGATGACATTATTGCATATGGTGGCTCCCTTTATTATAGTGCAAATACTTTGAAAGAAAATGGTGTAGATAAAATCTATGCTTTTGCAACGCACACTGAAAATTCGGTTCTTAATATGGAGAAGGGCACTTTGATTAAGTCTTTGGAGAATAATACAGTAGAGAGGCTGTTTACAACAAATAGCATTTTCACAGGTAAACATGAAAAAATTACAGTTATGGAGGTTTAAATAAAAAATGAGTAATACAATGGCATTATTGCTTTCTGATACATATAAACAGTGTCACGACAGAATGTATCCTACAGGGCTTACTAAATTGGTTTCATATTGGGTTCCAAGAAAATCCATGTTGAAGACTCAGAATAAAATGGTATTCTTTGGACTTCAAGCATTTATTAAAGAATATCTGATTGAGTATTTTAATGATAATTTCTTTGCATTGACAAAAGATGAAGTATTAGAGCTGTATACAGATTCGATGGATATTCAAATCGGAAAAGAGAATTATGATTGGGATAAGATCATTAATCTTCACAGTCTTGGATATTTACCACTACAAATTAGAGCATTGCCAGAGGGAACTCTGGTTCCTATGGGTATTCCTTGTATTGAGATTACAAATACATATGATGATTTTGCGTGGCTTGTACAGTGGATTGAATGTATTTTACAGGTAGAACTTTGGAAACCATGTTGTCATGCAACTATTGGATATATGTATAGGCAGATTGCGGATAAGTGGTATGAAAAGACTGTAGAAAATATTCCTTCATCTATGGCTTGTGCAGATTTTGGTATGCGGGGAATGTCGTGCATGGATGAAGCTACAAGATGTTCTGCATCCTGGCTGATTTCTTTCGATAAGACATCAACAATTCCAGCAATCAACTATATTGACAAGTATTATAACGCCGATTGTAAAAATAACAGATTGGGTGTTGGGGCAGTTTCTACGGAACATTCGGTTATGGGAGCAAATTATTCCATTGATAGAGACTAGGTAACATTTGTCAAGCGTCTTTTAAATGAACTTTACCCTAATACATCATTCAGTATGGTTTCAGATACTTATGATTATTGGAATATGGTAAATAATATTCTTCCACAGGTAAAAGAAGATGTTATGAATCATAATGGAAAGTTATTGATTCGTCCTGACAGCGGAGACATTGTTGATATTTCTGTAAAAACAGTAGAAACGTTGTGGGAGATTTTTGGTGGTACAGTGAACTCTAAAGGGTATAAGGTGCTTGATCCTCATATTGGTATCATTTATGGAGATGGATGTACTTTATCAAATGTAGATACTATTTGGTCTGAGTTAGAAAAACGTGGGTTTGCTGCTAATTGTATTGCATATGGCGTTGGTGCTTTCTGTTTCTCTGCAATCGTTGAAAATGAAAAACTCATTGTAGCAACAAGAGATACTTTTGGTATTGCTATGAAAGCAACATACGGAGTTATCAATGGAAAGAAGTTGATGATCTATAAAGACCCTAAAACGGATACAAGCAAGTTGAAGAAATCTCATAAAGGATGCTGTGAAGTATATGCTGGAGAGAACGGAGAACTTATGTGTAGAGACGAACTTCTTGAAATGAGTGATAATACTCTTCTGAAAGTAGTATTTGAAAACGGAGAACTTGTCAGAGAAGATACATTTTTAGATATTCGTGAAAGACTATACGGAGGTAGAAAGTAAATATGAAAGGATTTAACGCAATAGAAGTAAAAAATAAATGTGTAGACTGGATCAGAGAATTCTTTGAGAAAAACGGGAAGGACTGTAATGCCGTTGTTGGCATTTCGGGCGGAAAGGATAGTTCTATTGTAGCAGCTTTGTGTGTAGAAGCACTTGGTAAGGATAGAGTAATCGGTGTACTAATGCCGAATGGTGAGCAAAGCGATATTTCTTATTCGTATTTCTTGTGTGGAAATCTTGGTATTAAATTTGCTACGGTTCCTATTGAAGACGCTGTTAATGGTGTACTTGATGCAATAAAAGAGAATATAGATATTAGCGACCAGACTCTTATTAATCTTCCAGCTCGTATCAGAATGTCAACTTTATATGCTGTCAGTCAGAGCATGAATGGTAGAGTTGCGAATACATGTAATTTATCTGAAGATTGGGTAGGATATTCTACACGATATGGCGATGCGGCAGGTGATTTTAGTCCATTATCTAATTTGACAGTTACAGAAATCAAACAGATTGGAAGAGTCTTAGGATTACCAGATGAATTGATTGATAAGGCTCCTACAGATGGACTTTGTGGAAAGACAGATGAGGATAATCTTGGATTTACTTATGATGTATTGGATAAGTATATTCGCATTGGCGAAATCGAAGATGGAGAAGTAAAGAAAAGAATTGATACAATGCATGAGAAGAATTTATTCAAATTGCAGTTAATGCCAAGTTTTCAACCATAGGAGGTAATGAAACCGAAATTTCATTTGGCATAAAGGAGATAAATGAAAAAATATTTTATAGATAATACACATGTAATGACTGATTATATGGGTGGATGGACAGATCAGTGGATTGAAATTGGATGGTATGATTGTAAATCTGATTTTTATTTTAATCTTGATGAGGTGAAAGAAATCTATGAGAAAGGTGAAGCTGATAATGTAGGAGTTAGAGAAGATGGAAGTTTATATATGAAAAGTAATTGGCTTGATGCGAGAACTGCCTTTTCTATTATTTGTGGAATTCCATTTGGAGTACACGATGAAGATGAAAATCTTCTATCCTATGCAAAGAAGATAGGACTTGTAAAAGAGAATCCAATACCTATTCAAATGTATTCTGGAACAAAGTATCTTGAAATAAGAGAAGACGGATTATATACAGTTAAATATACATTAGATAAAAGCAAGTTTTTTGACCCAGCAGTAGATTTTATAGAAAAAATGTGTGTGGGAAGAATTAAAAAACTAAAAAATAGGACATATTCTTGTTACCATGACGGAGTAAATGAAGAAAAGCATTATTTCGCATGCGGAGAAGTAAGTTTTGATAAAGATAATTTGACTTTGATAATCGATAAAATCCCATATGAAGAAGTATACAAGAGAGACTTAATAGATTCCATTAGAAATATGGATTTGGAGTTATTGATATCGAATCCCAATCTGATAAATTTTTCAAACGTTTTGTCAGCATGTCATGATTGGTGTAGAGATCATGGACAGTTCCATTGGATTGGCGACTATCATAAGGAAAAAAAAGAAAATTCTAATGTTTATTGGTTTGATAAATAGTACTTGAAAGCGTTCTTTCATGGTGAATTTGGAGGTATTATATGTGTAAATTATCTGATAATGAATTATGGGAAAAGTGTAAAAATGGTGGAAGTATTACTGCACAAGATATAGGATTAAATAATCTTAATTCTGATGAATCTACTTACTGGACGGAAGGAGTTTTTATGAAAGATAATATATACATTGTGCCAATTCAAAATAATAAACCAGTAAAGATAGTATGTGAGAATAAAAAGGTAGAAGTTGATGACAAAAATATTTTGGTTGTTAAAGAAAAAATATCTGTTGAAGAACTTATAAGAAGAGTAAAAGCTGCTAATGAAGATCCGTATATTGTTTTAGATAAATTGTTTACAGATGGATATTGTAATGATGTAAAAATGGCGTAAGGAAAGGAGAATAAATATATGGGATGTGTAAAAACAATTACTTATGATAGTTTTCCAAAACAGAAAGATGACAATTACAAGTATCCATCTGTTGGAAAAAGAGTGAAAGTATGTTATCACTACGATACTACTAAAAAGCATACAGGGACTATAGTAAGGGATGATATCGAAGAACCTGGAGAAACAATTATTGTATTGGACAATGGTAGATATTTAAGAGGATGCGAATGTCAATTTTCATTAATTGATTAAATAAAATTTTGATGAAATGTCACTTTCGTTGAAAAATTTGAGGTATAAAACAATGAGTAAACTATCAAAAAAGGATATAGAAGAATTAAGAGATATTCTTTCTCTTGGATGTGATTACGCAGATACAAAAACAGTTGTTTATGAGACTGTTGATAAAACACTCCAAGAGTTAGGCTCTGATTTAGGCATAGAATGTATGTTGATAACTGATGGAGAATACGAAGGAAGTATTGGCTTGGAAGAGTTTGTTGATAAATTTTATTCAAATATAATTGAAAATGTTTTAAATGTTGTTGCTACACAGTGAAATCAAAACAAAAAAGGAGAAAAGATATAATGAGAAAATTAAACACAATTCAGAAGGTAGAGAACTTAAACATCGTAAAGGCAATTGATGAAAGAGGAAGTGGTAATGCAAATCATCTTTATAAAATTGAAGCAATTGTTCCTGATGATGAAGATATTCCATTTACACTTATCCAGTTTCAGAATGGAGCTAGAAAAGATCCAGAAGCAATTACAGGAATTATTGATACAGATTTGTTAGAGATTGTTCGTGATCGTTTAAAAGGATTCCAGAGTGGTAATTTTGCAACTGAAGATAATGCAGAGGCTTTAAAACATATCGAAATTGCTCTTATGTATATGAATAAGAGAGTTATGGATCGGTATGAGAGAAATGTTTTAGGAACATATGAGAAGTAAAAAAGAGATAGATGATAAAATAATGAAATATACAAAATCTAATGTAGAAATTACTTGTAGTAATGTTGGTGTAAAAGCTGGTTCGTGGCAATGTGATTTGTGTATATTAAAAAATAATTGTGGTGCTTTAAAGGAAGTGAAGCGTAAAAATATGTCTTGAAATTCTTATTTCATTGGGTGAGTTTGGAGGAGATGATTATATAAAAAAGAAAATAGTGGTTAGTGTCTTGATTTTAACAATTTTATCATTAGTTGGTTGCGGAACAATATCAAGGGAAGCAAATGAAAATAAAACAGAAGTGAAAATTGAAGATGTTAGAATAACTAATTCTGACACTACATATTACACTATTCGAGACGGTGTATTATTTCCGTGTGATGATGCAATATTGATATGTGGATATAACGAATATAAGTGTATCAATACGACAATGGAATATGATGAAGAATCTGGTAAATATATTTGTGTTATCGAATTTAAGAAAATTATAGACAAGGATTAAGTAAAAAAGAGAATAATGAATTGTGAGGTGATAATACATAAAATTTGAGACAAGCAAAAAGATAGATAAATGGGTAGAGAAACACAGAAAACAAGGTTGTATATCTCATGCAACAGCAGGTGAACAGTTTGTATATGAATTTTTACCAAGTGGCATTGTAGAGTGTCAAACAGTCAAATGTATGTGTTGCGATGAAGAATTTACTGATTATGTAGATTGATTAAAGGAGAATAATATAATGGGACTGAGTTGTAAAAAGCAAGTAGGCAAAATGAGAAGTATCACAAGAAAGTTAGAGAATCAGTTGGCAGAGGAAGCAAAGTTGCAGAAAGAGAAAAAGCAAAAGAAAGCAGATAGGAGGTAGTTATGGCGGTTTGGATCACAGGTGATATACACGGAAATCCACAAAGATTTTCAACAGATATTTTTCCAGAGCAGAAGGAAATGACAAAAGATGATGTGGTAATTATTCTTGGTGATTTTGGTCTTGTGTGGGATTATAGCGGAGAAAATAAAACTGAGAAGTATTGGTTAGATTGGCTTGAAAATAAACCATTTACCACATTATTTGTTGATGGCAATCATGATAATTTTGATAGACTTGATGATTACCCAATAGAAAAATGGCACGGAGGAAATGTGCATTTCATTCGTCCATCAGTTATTCATCTAATGAGAGGACAGATATTTGACATAGAAGATAAGTCATTCTTTGCTTTTGGAGGCGCAAGCAGCCATGATATATCTGCAGGTATTTTGGAACCTGATGATCCGGACTTCAAAGAGAAGAAGAAAAAGTTAGACAAGAATCCATATGCTTTATACAGAATTAATCATGTAAGTTGGTGGGAAAGAGAACTTCCAAATGAAGAAGAAATGAATGAGGGATTAGCTAATCTTAAAAAGCAGAATAATAAAGTAGATTATATCATTACTCATAGCCCATATACTTCACTGCTCAGACAGATGGACGGTGGGTCAGGATTATATCAGAGAGATAGATTGACCGATTATTTACAAGAGATTAAGCAGAATGTGGATTATAAGGCGTGGCTCTTTGGGCATATGCATCAGAACAAAACTTTCCATTGGGAGAGAAGCAGCTGTTTATATGAACAGATTATAAGGATTCTGTAGAAAGGAATAGTGATTAAAATGAATCAATATCCAAAAGTCAAGTGCCTAAATTGCAGAAAAGAAATTGGGGAGTGTAATTTTAAAACCTTTACAGTCAATTTGAAAGGTTATGATAAGAATGGCAAAAGAAAAATATTTTGCAGTCAAGAGTGTTATGACCAATATAAAAAGCAGTTTGAAGTAGAAGTATATAATGGGTGTTCAATTTACGCAGTTGAGCATTTGGGAGAAATAAGGTATATGCCTTGGTGGTTCTCAAGTTACTATTTCACAAATATCGGAGATTGTAGAAAGAGAATAGATAGAAAATAAGTAGGTATTTATCCATCATATCTGTTTGGATCATTAGTTAGATAGAGAATGATCAATCAGGTACACGCAGTAACAAGTAAACAATTCGCACGGTTATCCGTAGAAAATTCCAATATTAACAACTGAACAGTTATATTCGTTTTTGGTGGTGAACAGCATACCTTTGGCTTAAATTACGCAAAAATTAGCCATAAATCACTGATGACATAGATTTTATATAGATTTAATATCTGTGTTCCAGTCTGAAAAGGCTGTTGATGTTATATATGATGCGAAAATATTTTTAATGAATTTATAGGAGGAATGCTACTTAATGGCAAAAAAGGAAAAGAAAGCGGCACAACGTCAAGAGAATTTGAAACATAGTCAAGAAACGGCGGAGAAACGCAGGCAGGAAATGGAGATAGCATAAGCGTAGGAACAAAGATGGATTTTACGTCAATAAATGAAATAAGCAAGAGCGATTTAGGAAGTTTTTATTGTCAGAATATTGTTGCGGGGAAAAATAACCCTGTCAGTTTTCATGCTGTTTTAGATGTAAATATGGGGGGATTGGAGGATAGATTAAAAGTACAATACCCGAACCTGAAGTATCATGTGTTAGATACTTCTAAAATCGATTCTTCACTGTGGCAGCGTAATGACTATCCATTTGAAATGTTTTTTGAAGATAAATTGGACAAATCGGTCTTAGAGTGGAAACCTACATCAAGAGAACCGTCTATGTTAAACGCAGGTGTGCAGGCAAGGATAAACGCAGCAAGTGGAAAATATGCAATAGTTGTTACGCCTGCGTTGGAGGAAAAACTGGAAAACAATCCAGAACTATCCCAAAGTATAA